GATGATGTCAAATACATGTAATGATAAACAGCAGAGACTTACAGGTAAAATATATGCGTGGTTAAGGCAAAAGCATGCAAGAACAATTTCAACTGATATGAAAGGCAAACGTACAGGTAAAACCTTACAGGAAATAACCAATAACCCTAACTATGTTGATCCACGACGAGGTAAGACTATGGTTGAAATATACGGTAAGGATCATAAACATCCACAAGCACAACCCTTTACCATAACATCGCATACTGGCGTTGTAGAGTATAGTTGTACGAAGGATTTTGTAGAGCGTGCAGGAATGGTAGAAGCTAACCTACAAAAGCTTAAAACACAAGGAAGCTTACTAATTAAAAGGCGTAAAAATTCTAGACATATATTTAATGATGGTGAATTAATCTCAATTCATATGTTGAATTAATCGATTTATACGCTATAATATTATTATGATAGTTCAACAACATATATACGACGGTTCACTAATTCACTCTCGATTTGCTTATCGCTTCTTTAATAAAGAAGTATCACCTTACGGCAACATTGTAGCTTTTAGAGCTCCTATGTTTGTTAGTGATAACTTAATTGATCTTGAAGACTCTCTGACTAAGGATTATATCTTTAGTGACGATGCGGTTAACTTCTGTTGGGAGATTCCTAACTTATGTCCTATTGGTGCTGTAGCGTTTCAGCGCTTGCTCAATACTGCTATTGCTAATATTCTATCTCGTATTATTCAAAAGCCTATTCAGATGAAAGGTGACGATCTTATGGTACATGATACTTTTATTGGCTCAGATAAGACTGAACGTAAGGTAGGTAAGGTTAGCGTGTCTATTACATATTCGAAAGACAATGTAGCTATTGGTCATACGGGTATTAATATTAAAGCTGGTAATAAAGCTCCAGGCTTTGCATATAGCTCGAACCTTAACGAAGATGAAGTTCAAGCTTTTATTGAGCATGTAGTTAATTACTTCAATAGTGAAGTTAAGGATATTCAAATTGCGACTAGTAAGATCGTTGTATGAACTTCTTTGATTTACTAAGAAAGTTAATTTTTAGTAGAAAGACTATTGCTGAAGATCTCGATAGTGAAGGTCTTCAGCAATTTACTCCTTATATGGTAAACAGGTGGCTTTCGTTTTATGGTACTAGTCAAGCTGTATTTGTAAACGAGACACTGAATCGCTTTACTGGTCTACTAGAAGATAAAAATGAAATGTATAAGCTATACTATAATCTTATACCTACACAAAAATTTAAAAAGATAGCTTACGTAAAAAAGAAAAAAGAAAAAGAAGAAAAGGAAGATACAAATATTCCTATTATTGCTCGCAATCAAATGATATCACAACGAGAAGTAAAACTATACCTTGACTTACACAATACAAAGCATAACTAAATAATATGGCATCAAGAAGCATCGACACATTAGCACCAATGAAAAGTCTTATCGACTTATCTTCACACTCAGATGGAGATTTTGGTTTAGAGGATTTTGAATTAAGTTTTATCTTTGATGATATTCTACTGGTAGAGTATATTGATTTAACAGATGATAGGGATGGTATTCTACGAAACGGTATCTATATACCTACCAATACTATGACAAAGGCCTGGAGAAAAGCTAAAGTTATTCTTGCAGGTCCTAACGCTTTGTATACCAAGGTTGGTGATATTGTTGTGTTTCCAAACAACTTAGGTGTTACGGTAGCAAATATGTCAATTAGAGGACACGGCGTTGTAAGAAATGGTATCTTCTTAAACGAAAATAGAGTATTTGGAATTTGTAAGCCAAAGGATAAATGATAGTAACACAACAAGCACTTAAGACACTACTACTAGAGAATGTTCTAGATGTAAGATTCGTCAGACGCCATCCTGTAGCTGGTAAGCCGCCTACACGTCGAATGTTATGTACTAAATCATTTAAGTTATTAAATTCAACAAACGGTAAGATTGTACTTAATTATACTCCACCTAAACACGAAAAACAATTTAATGAGTCGGTAGAGAATGCGTGCGTTGTTTGGGATATATTAATGCAAAACTATAGAGTAGTTTCGGCAGATCAAGTTGATGTTATACGTGAGATACCTGCTAATGATGAATTTTGGCAGACATTTAACCAAGAAATTCTACCATTAACTGCAGAACAAAAAATTCAGTTTATGAACTCATGAGTATAGAAATTTATAATAAAATACTGCAAGATTTTTTACAGTCTAAAGTAACCTTTAGGTGCGATAATAAAGTACTTAAAACAGGTAAGCTAAAGCTTTTTAATATTAAGCAATATTTTATTAAGTTCTATCTTGAGACAGATAAAGGTGAAAGTAAGATACTGGAATTACCATATCCATTCTTAATGAATTTAAACAATAATGGTACATGTACATTCAATTACCATATAAGTTCCCTGTGTAATAATACACGCCCAATTATCGATCAACTTAAATCGTGTAAGATAAGTGCGTCACATAAGATATATGATAATATTATAATAATTACACCTTTAAATTAAAGGAACTACTCTATAATAGAGTATATATGTTTAGCGGTCTCTTAAATAAATTTCCAGGTACATTCACTCCCAATAAGTCGCAAGTAAAGCTCATTCAAAGCATAGAGCAAGCTTTTAGCGATGGCTACAAATTTGTAGTATGTAGTGCACCTACAGGATCTGGTAAGTCGTTTGTATCTAAGACGCTTGGTAACGATGCAAACGAACCATCTGAAGAGTTCAAAGATTTAGTTGAGACGTATCAGATATACAAGCGTAATAATCTCGGTGGGTATCAGTGTGAAGATGAGATCGATGAAAAACCGTTCGGTGCATTTGCGTTGACAATTACAAAAGCTCTACAAGATCAATACAAGGAATTGTTTAATGATGTTGATGTCTTAAAAGGTAAGACGAACTATCAATGTTCTTACGATACAAATTTTAGCGTTGAGAATGCACCGTGTGTTCATCTTAAGTCTATTAAGGATGATTGTTGGAAACGTAATAGTTGTCCATACTACAGTGCAAGAAATAAAGCAGTTATCTCAAAGTTTGCCACGATAAACTATAATATGTTTTTTGCATTACCAACGCATATCAAGCAAAAGCAATATCTTATTTGTGATGAAGCATCGGAGTTAGAGGATCAGTTAGTAAAAGAATTTTCGTGTAGTTTGAGTTTTGACTTCTTAAAAAAGTCTACAGTTAACATTCGACCATTTCCAAGTAATGATGATTACGGTAAGGTTGGTATGTGGGTCAATACTATGTGTCAGGATATTGATGAACGCGTTGAAGAATTGAGAGAAATTATTGGCTCAAAAGCAAATACGCCTACACATACACTTAATGAAAAGAAAAACGAATTAGTACTACTTCTTAACTTAGGTAGTAAGCTGCGAATGCTACACGATACTTGGCATGATAGCGAGTACCTTTTTGAGAGAGTAGCTAAGGGTATTAACTTTATGCCGTTGAAGGTTGATAAGCTATCCAATTATCTTTTTAACCACGCTGACAAAGTAGTTCTTATGTCAGCTACTATTATCGATCCTGCTAATTTTTGTAAGACTCTTGGTATCGATAAGTTCAAATATATCGAAGCAGAGTCTACGTTTGACCCAAAGAAAGCTCCAATTTACGCTAATACAAAGATTAAGTTAAACTACAATAACATGCAAGCTAACTTACCTAAGATTGTAAATCAAATTGACCAGATATGCGATCATCATGCTAACGATAAGGGACTTATTCATACACAGACTAATACTATTACTAAGTACCTTCAGGATAACTTAAAATGCTCACGAGTACTCTACCGCGAGCCAGGTATTCGTAACGAGGAGATTCTAGACATTCATTACAACTCAGACAAACCTACTATTATGGCTTCACCGTCAATGTCGCACGGTGTCGATCTAAAAGACGATCTAGCACGCTTTCAAATTATTATCAAAGCACCTTATTTACCTACAAATGATAAGCGGGTAGAGCGTATGATGAAGTTAGACTTTAATTGGTATACAAATAAAATGCTAAGCTAACTAATTCAAGCTTGTGGACGGGGTGTTAGATCTAGCAAAGATCACTGCGTCACTTACATCTTAGATGCAGCTATTGTTGAGAATATCGTCAAACATAAGCATAAGATACCGAAATACTTTTTAGATCGATTCGTATAGACTAAATAATCTGTATAAAAGCATACAGTTACAATTTCGAGATAAAGGATCTACTTACGCAATTTTTAGCGGCATTTGACGATGTAGTTATTAAGCGTTATGATAATAATCGTGTAGAGAAAGAAAGCATTGAAGTACGATATGTACTAGCTCCTAAACAGAGAGTAATGTATGATATCGTTAATAAAGCTCAAAATTTAACGCTGCCTGTTGTAGCAGTTAATATTGCTAGTATATCACGTGACACAAATAGAGTGTTTAACAAGCTTGATAGTGCTTATAACCCTCTTAGTGAGACTAGCAATACGAGCATTAAGATGCCCGTACCTATTAATATAGAAGTTAATATGTCTATATTAACTAGGTACCAGCAGGATATGGATCAAATCCTATCTAATTTCGTACCGTATAATAATCCGTATATTATACTTTCATGGCGTGAACCAACAGCTCAATCATCACAGGTTGTTGAGATACGTAGTGAAGTATTATGGTCGGGTAACATTAGTCTAACCGAGCCGACTGATCTTTCATATTCAGAGAAAATACGTATTGTTGGTGATACAAGTTTTACAATTAAAGGCTGGTTATTTAAAAATAAAAATGATATATCTAGTAAAATTTATTTTATTGATACAAACTTTATACCTGTTAATAAGAATTTTATATTAAATGATGCTGATTATAGCAGTTTATTTGATGCTTTAACAACTGTACCTGAAATAGAAACTATAAGTTTATCAGCTGTACCTACAATGTCGAATATATTTTATGGAGTATCAGGTAAGCTACATGAAATAACTTCAAACTTTACACTTAATAAGCAAATTACAGCAAGTAACGAATTTACAATTTACGGTAGTAGATTTACATACACAGATGTTGTACTATTGAGCTCAAACAAAACATTAAGTGGTCCAATTAGTTCTGTAACATCAAATTATACAGGTAGCGTATCGGGGTACGCTGTTGATTCATCAAAATATGCAATATTAAACGATAATATAATGACTTTAGATCTCTCTACTTTGTCAGGTGCAGGTAAATTTAATATTATTATCAATAATAAAGCAGGGTGGGCTAATTCATATGATGTAAATAACTTTACTTTTACTAACACCTGAATAAATATTCAGTAGATGGCCGATCCAACTTCACCTCGAAATCAAAACTATGTTACTAATGATGGTAGATCATCAACATTCGGCAGAAGTCTTGCAGCGTTTATTCAGAATAGACTTCCGTATGCTAACATAATTGATACAGAAAATAACAACCTTAATCCAAAATATAAGGTTTTCGCAGATGCTGGCTTACGTAGATCAGAAGCATTAGCTAAGAATTCAATTTCTCTATCCAACGATTATAACAATATACCTATTGGCTCTATAGGTAAAGACTCATCGTTCGGGCAAGTAATGTATGCTAACATACAAGAGAATAAAGGAGCCAGACTTAGAGATTATAGAATCATGGCAGCGTATTCTGATGTTGCAGATGCATTAGATGAATTATGTGATGAGGTCATTAATACAGATGAACACGGTGGAGAGTTAAATATTAAATTCAGAAATGTGGATTTAAGCTCGAGTGACAAGACAACTTTAGACGAGGAGTTTTTAAAGTTTGCAGACTACTTTGACTTTAAGAATAAAGGTTGGCAATACTTTAGACAGTTGTTTATTGAGGGTGAGCTGTTCTTCGAGCTTATTATTCATAAAGATTATATTCAAGAAGGTGTTCTTGGTGTAATTAATTTGCCTGCTGAGTTAATTGACCCTGTATATAATAATATACAGAACATGATGGTTCGTGGTTTTATTTACAGAAAACCTATATTTGATCCTCAACACCCTAATAAACAAGAAAAGGTAGAACATATCCCACTTGAGCAAAATCAGGTTGTTTATGTTAATTCAGGTGTAATGAGCGAATCTAAGACCATGGTTCTACCATTCATGGAGAATGCTCGTCGTGCTTATCGTCAGCTATCCCTTATTGAAGATGCTATTGTTATCTATCGTTTAGTAAGAGCTCCAGAGCGTCTTGTGTTTAACGTTGATGTGGGTAACATGGCTGCACCAAAAGCCGAGGCTTACCTTAAAAAGCTTATTGCAAATTACTGGTCGAGTAAGACATTCGATATTGACCAAGCAGATGTTGTTAAAAAGTTCAACCCACAATCGATGCTTGATGCATTTTGGTTTCCTAAGAGACAAGGTTCTGAGGGATCATCCGTTACTCAGCTACCCGGTGGTGCAAATTTAGGT